CATCTTTCTGTATGCAGTGTTTCTTTCAACTGCTTCTTCTTGACGTATTTCTTTGCGTACGTTTCGCGTTGGTACTAATCCAGCCATAGCTTTCAATTTAGTTAGTTAATAAAAAATAAACAGTTTAGACACATGTTTAGGTGTACATACTTATTGGTTCTAAGTGTATATAACTTAGGTACTTGGGGTTGCACGGCGTATCTACCGCTCATCCTGCGCACGGATGTTAATTAATATATTTATACTTTAGACTATGTATACGCTGCATAGTGATAGTGACAAAAACAAGGGGTTGCCCCCTCGCGGTTATGCGAAAGGGTTACCTACTTGTGTACGTCGACGGCTGTATGCTTTAGCTACAGGTACGTCTTGTTCTTCTTGACGTTGAGATACTCTTGGCTTGTGATTAGGTGAGCAAATTGTGTAGTTATTTAGCTTATCGTTGAAATAAGATTTAACTATTAATTGCTTACCTAATAATGAACCTTGTAAATCGTGTCTAAGGAATTCAGTACTGTTCTCACGTAATATTGAGTATAGTTTACTCGTAGAAGATGGCAACTCGAATGTGTCGCGAAATTCTTTAAGAGTAAACATTGGTGTACCGTCGGTATTGTGAAATATCGAAGCTGTTGGTACATCATCTATTTTGTGAATAGTCGTTAGGTATTGAATAGCATCCTGAATGTATTTTACTTCAGATGTCTCGTCAAGACGGTCACGTAATTCATAGAAATAAATGTAAGTCTGAATATCCATTATTGTCAAACCGTTGAAACGCAAGTCAAAGTTAACTTGATTGTTATCGTTAGATAAATCAGGAAACACTAAGTTTAGTTTAGCTTGTGGTGCTGTTTTAACATACACTCCGTCGGAATATATATCGTAAGTACCGTCTGTAAACTTTGCAACTGTAGAGTTAAGATTATCTACTGCAACATTTAATTTCAATGGCGATTTGGCAAAATTAGATTTTGCTGTTTTAGGAATTGTAAACATTTTTCTTAAGTTTTAAATATATTGTACCACTATTAATCGTATAAATAAATAACACAATAGACTGTCACGCTATCAACTGTGACTTGACTATGTCAAATATTTATCGTAACTTTGGTGGGTAAGTGGTTTAATACCCAATAAGCTACGCAATCGTCTAAATAAATAGAAGATTGTTAAATAAAGACGGGAAGGATTAGCAAGAAGCACTTTTCCGACTTAATTTTTACACCCAAACTGTTGTAACACAATGCATTACGCAACACACACAACAACAAGACAAACATAGAACACGCACAAATAGACGCTGTGGATGTCTTTCACACACACAAGCACACGCAGAAATAACGATGCATACTATGTATAACTTACAACTACTACGCATCATGATAGTGATTAAGTAAAACGAAGCCCTAGAAAGGTGCTTCGTCTACAGTTCTCGTTTCCGTTACAGTCTTTGTTTCCGTTGTTGGTTTAACCTCTGCTTTCGCTTTAGGGATTAACAACAAGGTTACGATAACGTAGCCCTCTTTATGAGGGCACGCTAAAGTAGACTGATGCTTCACGCTAAAGCTATGTTTCCATTGGTTAATTTTCTTTTGAATATTAACTGCTTTGTCGTGAAGGATTTTGAAGTCGTACATGTCTTATCAATTTAAGTTATTTATAATCAGGAAGGATTAACACGCTATACTATGCGTGCTAAACTCTCCTTTATACCTGTAGTACCGATGAAGCCGACTGTGTCGACTAGCCATTCATTGAATTCATCTAATGATGAGAACTCTATTTGAACAGGGCTGTCCATTGGTAATACTAACTCTAGTGTGATTGGGTATATGATGCTTGTCACATCAAGATACTCACACATTTCAGGTAAAGTAATGTATTTCATGTCTTAATAAGTTTAAGTTAACTGCGTAGTTTAGTACTACGTTATTTAATATCGGGAAGGATTAGCAAGTTATACTTACACAATGGGGGCGTCCAAGGTTTGCCGTAGCGGGGGGGTATTCACTATAATACATCCACACTCAAAAAACTATAAATTTTTTTTAATTATATTTGACGAATAACAATAAAAATATAATTATGCCTGGTATAAAAGAAAAATTACAAGCAGCAAATAAAAAGCGTAAAGCAAAAAAAACTATAAGAAAGGCTAAAAAGAATACTACAGTATCTCCTTATATGAAAAGTATTGCATCTAGAACTAAAGACCCAGTAAAAAGTGGTTCAGCTGGTTCTGGTAAAATTACTAAAACAACTACTAGACAAAAAGTAGATGACGTTTTACAAAAACCTTTATCTACAAGAATGAAGAAATCAGACCAAAATGCTAAAAAAACAAGAAAGAAAGTAGTAGATACTGTTTTTGGTTATTCTAAAGGTGGGTTTATTCAATACGACTAATGGCTAGACTAAGAAACTTTGGTGGACGTAAAGTATCTAAGCAAACTAAAAGGGCTGCTAAGAAACTCATAAGAGGTAACTCTAAAAGAAAAGGAGCTTACTCTGAAAACATGAAGATTACTCTTAAAGGTATGACTAAACGTGAAAGAAGAAGTCAAGCAGTAGATTCTATATACGCAGCAAAAAGACAGTCTAAATATATGGACGGTTACAATCAAGATATGGGTAATAGAGTTCTAGCTAGTGTAGGCATTGATAAAAAAACCTTTAAGAAAGGTGGAATTATTCAACATGATTAAATAATGATTTAATATAATAATTGTTTGTTTTTGGTTAGAAAAAGGGTGCAGTATATTGTACCCTTTTTTTTATTAACTTTACATCATGGAAATTATGGACAAGCAGAAAAGTAAATTTGGTGTAATAGAAATTATGCCAAACCAAAAAATATTTGGTTATGTAAATGTCAATAGCATGACCGATAAAAAAGAAATCGAAATTATTTCAGATTACATTGATATGGGCTACTTGCCACTGAATAATAAATATATATTACAAGGCGGTAGCGTAGACACAATTGACTTTAAATACTTAGATGAATTTAATGTAAGACAAGAAGGTAGTATGCCATATGTAAATCATGGTATATTTATTATGAAAACAGAACTAAAAAAGCATGTACCTATTAAAGATAAGTAAAAAAGGTAGAATTGTAGAGGATGATGGTGTGTTCGGTATACCTGAGTTTAAATCTGTTTTAGAAACAAGTGGTCTTTCTAATGATGGTCTTATGTTTGTTGCTTATATTGCAGATTACGATTCACCTTATAGACATTTTTCAGAGTCAGAAAGAATGCGAGTGGTGTCTAAAGATTTGTTTGACAACTACGAATGGAAAGGTGTAAAAAATAAAAAAATCGCTTCCGCGATACTCAAGTATAATCAATTACAATACGACCCTTTAGATGCACAGCTTGCTGCATTTAATGAAAAAATAAACGAATACACTTCTTTGTTAGAAAATACAAAAATAAATATTGATAATGCAGCCGACATACAGAAAGTTATGATAGGTGTAGATAAAATATTAGCCACTCGTAAGACATTATTAGATGCTATCGAGAGAAGAGGTGAAAGGACTAAGATTGCAGGTAACAGGGAGTTAAGTTATCTTGAAACTATACAAGCACAAAAGAATGGGTAACATAAAAAAATACCAACCTTTAATCTATGAAGGTATACCTGACTTAAATCCTGAAAGTGTTATGTATAGAGAATACTGGGATGAGCAAGTACGTAGGTGTAAAGAAGGGTTTAAGCCTAAAGGTATGGATATGATTACTGGTAAGCATTACTACTATTTAAACTTTTATAAAATACTTGGTAGCGATGGTGTTAAAGGTAATAGTAGAAAAACCTTAATAGCACCTTGGTACAGAGACATGGATAAAGCATACTTTGATTTATTCGATACCTGTAAGCAAGAAGAAAAAGGTATGATTGTTATCAAGGCTAGGGATAAAGGGTTTTCTTATATGAATTCTGGTATATTAGCTCAAGAATATACATTCTATCCATACAATCATGTTGGTGTAGCTGCAGGTCTGCAAGTTACTGCAACATCCTTCTTTGATAAAGTAAAGGCTGGACTTAATAATCAACATTCAAACTTTAGACATTCAACCTTTAAAGAAGGTGAAGAGGTTATGAAATCAGGTTATAAAGTAAAAGGCCGTGACGGTAAGTGGGGTGTAGATGGTTTTCAATCTGTAATACACTGCAGAACAATGAGTAACCCTGAAGTTTATAAAGGGGAACGTTTATCAGTGATGGTATTTGAAGAGGCAGGGGAGTTTAAAGAGCTACTTAATGCATACATGTCATCTAAAGCATGTTTTATGGATGGTGATGTACAATACGGTGTTCCTGTTATTGGAGGTACTGGGGGTGATATAGAAGCAGCCTCTAAAGACTTTATGGAAATGTATTACAATGCCGATGCGTTTAATTTAATTCCTATGTTTATACCAGCTTCTATGTGTTATCATGGATTTTTTGATTTAAAATCTGGAGTGTCTGACAACGATGGAGCTACTAAAGCTCTTAAAGAAAGAAGGGAAAAACTACATCAAGCAGGAAATCAAAAAGGATACAATTTAGAATTACAAAATTACCCTTTAACTGTAGAGGAAGCTTTCTTACAAACAAAAAACTCAAGGTTTAATATTGCAAAAATTAATGGTCAAAGAAGTGAAATACTTACAAATGAATCATTAAGAGGTCAGATACAACACGGAAGATTAGAGTGGGAAGGTGACGGTATGCAAGTTAAGTTTGTACTTGACAGAACAGGCCCATATAAAATATTAGCACACCCACGTACAGAGTTAAAAGGTTTAGATATTGGTGGTATTGATTCATATGACCAAGACGAAGCGTCAACAAGTTCTTTAGGTAGTGCGATTATATTTAGAAGATTTTATAGTACAGATATTGCAGGTAACTATCCTATAGCTGAATATACAGAGCGTCCAGACACAGCTGAAGAATTCTGGGATGGATGTCTAAAATTAGCCGTATATTACAATGCCAAAATGTTAATTGAGTTTACACGTATTGGTATTATTGGACACTTCCAAAGAGCAGGGGGTAAACAATATTTAAAAGAAAGACCCGCAACAGCACATTCTCCGAAAACTGTAAATAGAAACAGATACGGATTACAGATGAACAAACATACTAAAGCTGTAATGGAACAGTTTTTAGAAAACTACATAGAAGATAATTGTGAAGATATATGGTTTGTAGATTTGTTAGATGAATTAGGGAGCTATGGGTTAAGAAACACGGATAGGGTAATAGCATTTGGTTTATGTCTTATACATGATATAGACTTATACGATAAACAAGTAAAAAAAGATAAAATACAAGAACAAGGAATAGGTTTTGTTTATTACAGAAGAGAAAACGGTAGACTAATTCCTTATAAAAATTAAAAAATGAGTCAATTTCCTAAACAATTTTTGCCTGAAAACGAAAAAACACAAGAGTGGTGTGAAAAAAACCTAGATGCTATTGTTTCTGCTTTAGACTATAATAATCAAGAGGGTTATATTAGTGACTACGACAAAGACATTAAAAACTACAGACTTTATAATGGAGATGTAGAGCATGATGATTACAGCTATGTTACTGAACAATATAACATGCCGTCTCCTGCAACCTTATCTAATTACCCATTATCTAAAAATAAAATTGATTTACTATGTAATGAAGATTTAAATAGACCTATAGATAAGTCAGTGTTTGCAGTGAACATGGATGCCGCATTACGTAAAGAACAGTTTAAAATTTCTTTGATAGCAAATGATTTGCTAAAAGAAATAAATGCTGAGGTAGAAAAGGTTTACGGTATGGAATTAGAAATGGATAACAAAGATTTTCCTATTCCAGACGACATTGACCACTTTATGAGGTTTGAGTATAAAGAAGTTATCGAAGAGTCCATCAGAGATGGAATAGACTATTTAGCTGAAAAATACAAAATGAAAAAAGTCTTTCATGAAGGTATGAGAGATTTACTTGTTACAGGTAAAGAGTTTTATAAAATATATGTAAAGAATGGCGACCCGTATTTTAGACGTGTAGACCCAAGAACATTTGTATTTGATAAGTCAATAGATTCAGACTTTTTAGATGACGCTCAATGGGCAGGAGAAGAAAGATGGATGTCTGTAAACGAAATTATAGACGAATTTAGAGACGAACTAGATGACGATGATGTAAGACAGCTTGAAGAAATGAGAGTCGCTACAAACGAAAATATAGATAGATTTAATTCTGATTTTAAATGGATTGAAATAGATAGATTTAAAACTCTTAAAGTAAGAGTTATATCTGCTGAATGGAAATCCATAAAAACCATAAGAGTAAAAATATCAGAAAATAAATACAATCCAGAACAACCATTTCAAAAAGTTATAAGTGAAACATACAAAGCGAGAAAAGGTGACAACATTGAGTACAAACATGTTGATGATATATGGGAAGGTACAAAGATTGGTGGTAAAGTTGTGGTTAACTGTCGCAGACGCCCTAATCAAGTTAGGTCTGTTGATGACGCTGGTAGTACATCGCTTTCATATGTAGGTTGTGTATTTAACCACACTACAGGTAAGTCTACAAGCCTTATGGATGTGCTTAGTCACATTCAAATGCTTTACAATATAGTAATGTATCATATTGAGCTTACCATGGCTAGAGCAGGTGGTAAAGCTGTTGTATATGATGTATCTCAGATGCCTAGTAATATAGGTATGGATATGCAAGAGGTTATGTATCATCTTAAAAATGATGGTATCATTCCTATAAACACAAGAGATGAAGGTGGAGATACTGCATCGTTTAATCAATTTCAACAAGTTGATTTTACTTTATCTAATTCTGTGCAGCAATTAATTAATCTTAAAATGATGCTTGAACAAACTGCTGGACAAATTTCAGGGGTTTCACCACAAAGAGAAGGTTCAGTTGCTCAATACGAATACGTTGGTAACGTGCAAAGAAGTGTAGTACAATCTTCTGTAGCCACTGGTGCTTGGTTTTACTCGCATAACTTAGTTAAAAAACAAGTTATGGAAAAACTAGCTAATTTAATGAAAATAGCATGGGCTGGTGGGAAAAAAGCTGCATACATATTTGGAGACGCAGGTTATAAAATGTTAAATATTTTACCTGATATTGCACTAAATGACTATGGTATTTTTATGGGTGACTCTGGTAAAGATGACGCTTTAAAAACACAAGTACAGCAAATGTCGCAAGCTGCATTACAATCAGGTACTATTACATTATTAGATGCACTTAAAGTGCTTAAAGCAGATACCATGACTGAAGCACAAGCAGTTCTTGAACAAGGAATTGAAGCTATGCAAGGTCAGCAACAACAAGCTCAACAAGCTCAACAACAGCAGCAACAGGCTCAGGCTCAGGCAGATGAGGCTAAAATACAAGGTCAAATCAAATTAGCACAAATGGAGATTGATGGACGTATACAAGTGGCTCAAATAAATGCTAAAGCTAGAATCACTGCGCAAGAAGTTGCATCAGATGCTATGAGAGATGTAGACGATACAAGAGAGAAAAACAAGATAGTTGTTGAGAAAGTAAAAGCAGATATGAGTTCACAGCAGAAAGATAAAGAGATGCAACACCAAAAAGAAAGTGATGCTAGAAAAAAAGACAATAAAAAGTAATATATTTGTAAAAAGTTAATAAAAAAGCAAAATGGCAGAAGAAAGCAAATTAGTAGAAGAAGTTTTAGAAGAAACAAATGAAGCTACATCAGAAGTTTCGTTTGACCCGACATCTTTTTTAGGTGATTCTGAAACCCCAGAAGTGGTAAATCAAAGTGTTGATAACTTAGAAAAAGAATCTGAGCTAATACAAAATGAGTCTACAGAAAATGTAGATAGCGATGATTTTTCTTGGGATGCTGTAAGCGTAGAAAAAGCAGAAGAACCTGAAGAAGTAAAAGCTGAAGAAGCTGCAGAAGAGGTTGATTGGGATGAAGAAGAAAAGGTAGAAGAACCTGAAGCTGCAGTAGAAACAACTACACAAGAGCTTGACTGGGAGTCTATTGGTAAAGAAACAGGTATAGAGGCATCTTCTAAAGAAGAGTTTATTCAACAAGTAAAAGAGGTTATGAAGCCTGCAGTTGAAGATAACGATGCTATTAAAAATTTAAGTTCTTTTTTAGATATGTCTGATAGAGATTTAGTTATGGCAGATATGCGTGCAGCTAAATATTCTGATGACGATATAGAGGACACAATAGACAGGCTTGATTCGTCTGGTCTTTTAAAACGTGAAGCAACATTAGTAAGACAACAACTTACTAAACATATTCACAGTGAGAAAGATAGAATTAGACAAGAACAAGCACAAGCAGAAAAAAGTAAAGCTGAGAATGCTACCAAATCGAGAAAAGATTTGCAAAACTTTATTAAAAACAAAGAAGATTTCTTTGGTGGTAAAGTATCTCAGAAAGATAAGAAACAATTATATGGTTATATAACAAAAGGGAAATTTGCTCAAGATGTATTTGAGTCTCATGCCAATGTTGCGGAGGCCGCCTTCTTATGGCAAAACAAGGAAAAGATTTTTAAAATGATTAAAACGCAAGGCGTTGAACAAGGAAAATCTAAAGTACTTGATGGTATTACATCTCCTAGTAGAAGTAATCGCTCTTCCAATAGTTTTGAAGCCCCTTCGAAAGGCTTTGACCCTAATAAATTTATGTCGTAAATCTATATAACGTTTAATAAAAATAATTTATAATTTTAAATAACACAAAATGAAGGTATATTCAGCTAAATATGACGCTAGTTACAACACAGCGGAAAACTCTTTGGTGCAAAACTTATTAAAGTATCCAGAGATAGCAAAAAAAGTAATCGAGCTTTATCCTCGATACACAACAACTTACTTACTTGAAAAATTAGGATTCGGTGCTTCTGAAAAAGTATTAGGAGACAATTCTTTTGAGTGGAAGTCAATGGGTCGTTACAGACAAAAACAAACATTAGACGCAGGTTTAACTCTTGCTTCTGATGGTGCAGTAGCAATTGGTGAGGCAATTTCATTTGATGTTAAAGACAATACGGATGGAAATGTTTGTATGATTAATAAAAATGATATTATTAGAATTGGTTCATTTCAATATCACGTAACAGGCGTAACGCCAGGAACAGGTTCTGAAGACCACGCAACAGTTGCGTGTACATCTATGCAAGCACATGCAAATAGTGCAGTAATTGCTGCAGCAGGCGATGTAGTAGCAGTAATTGGTAACGCATTTACCGAAGGTTCTAACGGTTCAGATGTAGGTGAAGGATATGCTTATCCTGAAACTCGTAAGAACTACGTAACTATTTCTCGTAAGAAATTAGTTATTGATGCAACTGATTTAACTGATGTTACTTGGGTTGAGCACAATGGACACCGTTTATGGTTCTTTACTAAAGAGCAACAAACAGAAGCTCAATTTATGTATGACCTTGAAGTTATGCGTTGGTTTGGTAAGTCATCTATGTCAGGAGACATTACATCTCCAGGTGGTGCACAAACACAAGGAGCTAATTTACCTGTAATTGGTGATGGTATCTTACAACAAATTAAAGGTGCTAATACATTAACTTATGGTACTACTGGTTCAGCTACGGATGCAACTTTATCAGAAGACAAGTTATTAGAATTTATTGGTAATTTATCATTAAATTCTGAAAACGCTACAGGTAATGAATATGTAGTATTTACAGGTACACAAGGAAAAATTCAGTTCCACAAAGCAATGAAAGATTTATTGTTTAGCTCAGGAACGAATGCATCTTCTGTATTAGTAGACAAGTTTGGACAAGACGTACAAGTTGGTGCTAACTTCTCTACATACATGGCTTTAGGTAATAAAATTACTTTAGCTCACTGTCCTGTATTTGATGACCCTAATGTAGCTCCTGCTCCAGGTTATGCAAATGATGATGCTGTAGGTAATGCGTTCTCTAGTGCTGCTTCTTTATCTGGTCTTATGGTATTCTTAGATATGGGTTCTACACAAGGTGTAGCTAACATTGAATTGATTGCTAAAGGTGCGGAAGGAACTAACCGTAACTGGGTAAAGAAATATGTTCCTGGTATGATTAACCCTTACGATTCAAAATCAATGCTTGCAGCGTCAGGTGATGATAAATTTGAATGTCACTGGTTAACACAATCAGGTATTATTGTACGTAATCCACTTTCATGTGGTATCTTACGTCCTGTAGATGTAATAATCTAGTAAATAAATAGTGAGACACACCTCTTCGGGGGTGTGTTTTTTTTTAACAATAAAGCAAAAAAAATGGAAGCAAAATCAAGATTAGTAAGATATGAGTATTACACTCATAGAAATTTCAATTTTTTCGAGTTCGCTAATTACCGTAACAAAACTGGAAAAATTATGACTTACAAAGATGTAAATGGTTTAGACCAAACTTTAAGATTTACATCACCTGTAATGTTATTAGACATGAATAATGAAGGTCATGTATTGATAGATGAGTTTTTAAAGTCTTATCCAGCTGTAAGAGCAGGAGAGTGGAAAAGAACTGATTTACAAGCTGTAGAAGAGAAGCAAACCAAAAATACATTAGATTCAGCTAGAGCTATTATAGTAGCAGCTAAAATGACTGATTCTGAAGTTAAAGACTTTTCTATATTAAGAGGTTATAATACTAACTCTGATATGGATACTTTAAGAGCCAAAATAATTATGATGGCTCAAACTAATGCAGAACAATTCATGGAAGTACAATTTAATCCAGACAAGGATTTAGAAGTATTTTTATTGCAAGCACTTAAAGCTAATCTTTTAAATTATAGAAATAACACATATTTTTATAACAAAGAAGCTATAGGTACAGGCAAATCTCAAGTGATGGTTTGGTTAAAAAAGAATCAAGATATTTTAGCTATCTTGAAGCATGAAATGAGAGGTGAAAGTTCGCCTAAGAAAAAACTTGCAAAGAAGTAAATAAATGACTGTAGATAACGCTGTAGCTCGAATACGAAATATTATTGAAAGCGAAACAACTGCATACTTTAGTGATGCTGAGTTACAAGAATTCATCGAAATGGGTGTGGA